TCGTATCCACAAAGTCATCGTGCTCGCCAACTGGAAATGACGCCAATTCTTCTATTACATCCCGGGCCCACCGCCTATCGGGCGCCCAAACCTTCCCGCTAGTAAAAAGATCAGCTACGGCATTCAAGCGAACCATCTTGTCATTTCCACGGGAAGGGTTGGTCTCTTGTACCGGTATACCCATCATCCTAAGTTCCTGGATTAACGGGGCACCTGAAGCTTTTTTCTCCACAATAAACGCATCGGGGTTCCATTCTTTGTAATGCTTTAGCGCAACTTGCTTTAGTTCTGGAAACGCCATTCGGTCTTTAAAGGCATCGAGTAAGATCAAATTGGGGGAATTCCCATCCTCCTCGTTGTACCAAACACCCCACGTTGTGCATGCGGAATAGTCGGCTGTTGTCTTTGTTTCAAACGCCGTATCCCAGCTTTGTATAATATATTCTACAGTAGGGGGCTCCTCCTTTTCCCACATCATCCAGTCTTTTCTTCCAATAACAGCGCTCATGTCGCTGGTCGGATTCTGCATATACTGGGCATTCCAATAACGGGGATCTAGTACTGCCTTTGTAGCTTTTAATGTTTCAAGCGGCCATTGCTCTGGCCAAAGGGATTTTTCTGTGTCTGTGTCTTCGTTAAGGATTGCTGGTAGTTCTACAATCTCCCATGGGGTAGTGTGTGGGTTTTTTATGTTGTAATCAATGATTCGACCAGTAAGGTCCAAAAGGGACCATCGCGTCATAATTACTATGATCGCACCCCCCGGCATTAAACGTTGTAGCGGACCAGTTTGAAACCAAGACCAGGCGTTATCAAACGCTAGCCTTGAATTTGCTTTCATGTCTTGTTCAGAATGAGGGTCGTCAATAACAAACAAGTCAGCGCCTCGTCCTGCCAAGGCACCCCCGACACCAGCAGCATAATACTGCCCACCAGCAGATGTGCTCCACTTACCCGCAGCCTTTTGGTCGTCGGCAACGACTGTGTTGGGGAAAACGCTTTTGTAGTCATCCGAATCAATTAAGTTCCTTACTCTTCGTCCAAAGTCTTCCGAAAGCCCCGCAGTATGCGTGGCCATAATAATTTTCTTCTCGGGGTACTGACCTAGAAAGTATGCAGGAAACAGGTAGCTTGAAAACTCTGATTTGCCCATACGTGGTGCAATGTTAATAATTACGCGCTTTTTTCGACCCTCGACCACATCTTGGAAGATTTTAGCTAGTTTGCGGTGCTGCGGACCGATTTTGAAACCCGGATAGACCGCTTTAGCAAACTCTAATGGCTTATTTTGCGCACCATGCAAGTGCACACGGTGCTCTTGCTCTTCTAAATCTGCAAGGAATAGCATTTTTTCCTCAACACTCATGTCTTTTAGCGCTAGCTGCGCGGCAAAAGCCTCTTCTGGGGTTAAGAAATCAAGATTCATTCGTCGTCGTGTTGTTTTTTTCCAACAACTTTCTCAACTACCTCTATTTCATCGACTTCCACCACGTCAGCCTTGCCCATGTACTTGCTAAGCTTCTCTCTAATGCGCTTTTCAAGTTCCTCGTTGCTTATTTCTTTCTGGTTTACTTCTACGCGTTCGGTAAACAAGGCTACTTCCGTTACCTTACCCAGCAACTCTAGGGCTTTTAAGCGTATGCGCGCATCTGGGTGCTCTGTTTCTTTTACTATTTTGGCTACGCTCATTGAACGGAGCTCATTGGCCTGCTTTACAAACTCCCACTGGTACCCGCTAACCATAGCCACGGCGCTTACGATTTCTTCTGGGACTTGCAGATTAAGCAGTTGGTTCTTTGCGTCTGGGGAATTGGTAGTTAGGGCCGCGAATGCGTTGGCCACTTGTTGTTCTTGAGCGTTTGTCAGTATTTCTTGCTCGTCCTCTTCGGAAGAGAACTGGTTTAACCAGTCTACCGTTTGTTTTTGAGCGCCCAAAGTTTGGGGCGCGTCTAATTTTTCTAAGGGGGTAAAGTCGTCCACACCAGACTCAATGTCTGGGACAAAATCTGCAGCTGAGGCTGAGACCAAATGCTCTAAAAGCAAACTAACTACCTCCTTGGTTGCGCTGGGGTAAGCGAATGTTGGAAGTATACAACGTTTTTGTTTTTTATGGTACTATTCTTTTGCGTGTGGCTTTTCCTCCTTCGTTTGAGCTATGCGCAAATCTCCTTTGTTGTGATGGTTTGGCCCCCGGACTTAAAACCCCCGGGGGTTTTTTTTATTTTGCTTTGTACAACGTAAAGGTGTCAGCGATTACGCCTATCCAAAAATTATAAGTGTCTTTAATTGCTTTTTCAGTTTGCTGGTAAGTTCTGTTGAGCTCAATTGGTTTAAAAAAATCGTACATGTTATTTCCTTTATGGTTAGTTAGGTTCCGTTATGGAACCTTTGTTGGTATTTTATATTGCAGTGCAGCATTTGTCTAGGGGGTTTTTATAATTTTTGTACATATAGGATTGAATTAGGTATGCTATTTGATTCCTACAGGTATCATTTTCGCTAGCCGGCTAGCGCAAAAAGTAAAAGATTTGACATGTACCCCCTTGATTTTTATAGAAATTTTACAAAATTTGACATTTTTTAGCTGTGCGGCTAAGGAACAATGATCTAGTGGCATGGTGACCATGACGGCAAAACGGCTTGATACCCCCCTAGTGGGGTCGCCATATAGCCATGACGAAGGGGGGAATAGACCCTAAAGCTATACTGTTTACATGGATAGAAACCTATCCATTCGTTGCCAAGCCGATTTGCTTGGCTTTTTATATTGGAGTTACACATCATGGCAACAACATACATCAACGCAACAAAAGGTTCTGACATCACTTACGATCAATTCGCATTTGGTATTGGTACACAGGCTCGTATCACACTTGAGGAGTCAGAGGTATGGCACAAGCAATACATCAAGGAAGATAAGGAAGCACAAAAGGAATGGGCTTACGAGTGGAGAGTGAATTACCTTATGGGGTTCTTACAGGTGAGTAGTAATGAAGCGGATAGGATTCTATCCACACCTAAAGGGGATCGCAAGCCAGCCCATCAAAAGGCTTATATGCGAGCCAACTCGCAGTTCGGTTACCACATTGTTAGAACGGAGAAGTCAGGGTCATTCAAGCAAGTCAAGGTAACAGTTGACAAGGTAGTCGAGTTGTTCGAGCAGTTGAGTAAAGCCGAGCAAGCCAAGTTCATGCGGATCGTCAAGTAAGCGTGACAGCGAGGCTTCATCGCAGTTTAGTTTTATGTCTAATCGGATAGGTTTCTATCCCAACTAAGGAGAATTACCATGAAGTTATTACAGTTCATCATGTTTGTAGTGACCTGTGCATTTTGTTTCTTCCTACATAACCTGTGGGCAGGTCAGTATTCCCCTGCGGATTTGCTAGGTTTAATAGCATCTGTGTCAGGCATAACCCTTTTATTCACAATCGGAGAAGCATAATCATGCACTTAACTAAAGCACAGCAGTTGCAAATGCACCAGATGATCAGGCAACAACGGGATAGGATTCTATCCGACACCAAGCCAAAGCCCGACCTTCATAAGCCCATCACTATGGGCGAGGTCTTCATGACCTTTAACCGCAACACCTACAAGCAGGGGAAATACGAATGAAGAAGTCAACTAAACCCATAACCCCTGTGTTCGCACAGGTTGATCTAACAGACCAAGAAATATCCTACATAATCTTGGCGTTGCGTAGTGATGAAGACGCAAACCCCGAAGTCATAACCCCACTCATGGCTAAGCTAGGCTGTTATCTAGCGGGCGGTATGCTATGAGTGGAATGAAGCGAGTAGTAGAGGAGATAGCACTAATGTATTGGGAAGGCTACACAATCCTAGCGATTGCCCGCTCTCTCAAATTATCAACCAAGCAAGTCCAATCTGTCGTTAACCTTTACAAAGGAGAATTACTATGAAATCAATCACCCTCAAACCCAATGCTGTATACAAACAAATCCTAGCCGAAGGCACACTAGGTAAGCGTAGTAATGTATGGGTCGTATGCCAAAAGAAAGGCGATGAAGTAGGCGAGATAGTAAGAAAGCCATATCAGTCTTTAGCCCGAGCCACAACAGCATGGCGTAAACGCATTGAGAAGCACGGCAAGGACTCAGGCTGGGTAGTCATCACCTCCGATGCGTTAGCTTCTTGTGGCTTCATCTGGCTGTAATGAGAGGGGTTTGGGATAGGTTTCTATCCCGTCTAGCTAAGGCATGCACTCAAATAGGGCACTTGGTAATTGTCTACTTTATTTCGCATGTGGACACTACCTTGACGCCCGCAACCCTTTTGTTTATGTGCGTCTACCACATTCCCAGCACACCTATATATATAAATACTAAATTCTAAATATATATATATAAGGGTAAATAAGTGGGACTGTTTATTTGTGTCTTACTTTCTTAGTCCTTAAGTTGCTGGAAATCCGTAGACATCTGTGACAGCATAAGGAAAAAGCGTAGTAGTATAAGGCTCAAACACATGACAACTACTGTGGACAACATAGGTATAATTACTGGACATTAGTAGACTTTTATGGCTAAACGGGACAGAAACCTGCCCTTGCTTCATTAAAACGGAAACAAACCACATGAAAAAACTAACCAAGCAAGCACAACTAACTTGTGCGAAATGCGGGGAAACAAGAGAGCGAGCTGAGTTTAAAAGACGCATGACTGCAGAAGAATATTCAAACGCCCTAAACAGGCGGGTTGAAACAGGAACTACGATCATCAGCTCTTTGTGCAAACAATGCCAACCCAAACGCAAACCGAGGGCTAAGCTCACCCTCAAAGAACTACGCAACAAGATAACAAATAAACGCATCAACCCCTACCTAGGGGAACAACTAATACACCAAAAAAGAAAGGACATCAACGATAAGCGAAAGCGAGTGATGAAAGAGAGGTGGCAAAAAGAAAAGGGTAAGGAACGAGAAGCACTAAAAACCACCCTAGATAAAGAAGTAAACCTAGCTAAGAACAGATACCACGCCTACTTCAGACGGACAGAAACCTGTCCCATAAAAACGACTCGGCAAACAAAAGCAGATACACCCGAGCAAATAGCCCAAATCAAACAAGCACGCCTAGACCACTTGGCGGTTTTAGAAACGCAGTATAGATTGATGAAAGAAAGGAGAGTAGAGAAGTTAAATGAGTACGATACGGGCAGAAACCTGTCCAAGTAAACAACCACTAACAAAGGAGGAATAAACCATGCCTAATGGTGAAAGCAGAGAAGGGCTGGAAGATGTGCTAGATCGGGAAGGGCATTATTTAACTAGGGACATTGTTAGCCTTGAAGAAACGATTGCAGAAATGCGAGCTAGTGTGGTAAGAAGAGCACCACCCTCAATAACAGACCCAAGACTACCCGTCTTCCGAGATCCCGAACCCACAGAACCACGCTTCAAAATACCCAAGGGGTTCACACCCTTGCACCCACTAATAAATACCACAACCCAAGCCGATGAAAAGCCTGAGCACTTACTACGCACAGATAGGGTTAGGTATGTCTTGCGGGGTGGGGAGAGAGGTAGTAGTTTGGTGTCCCACTTATGGTGGGGTGATTCTCCGAGTCAAAACAGTTCGATAGTCGCATATAAGAAGCTCAAGAAAGAGAGTCCTTGGGTGGATTGGGGTAACTTGCACCGCCTTATCGACTTAAGGGATCGACCAATAGTCGAAGTGCCTGACATAGCCCGCCTAAATAGCACCCTTACCACACCTGAAGTATTAGTGTGGCTAAGGGATTTTAATAGACCCGTGGGCTATGTGCGTAGGGCAGATGCTTGGGACTGGAGTTTAGATGGCACGGGCAACGACATAATGCGGTATCGACTAGCGGGAGAAGAAGATGAAAGTATTACAAGGATTTGATTTGTATAGCAGGATCGCCCTGTTGTTTTGTAGTTTATTCATAGGGGCACAAGTAGTTAGGTATGTAGTAGGTTTGATTATTAAATAGGTTGGGATAGGTTTCTATCCATCACAAACAAACGAAAGGAAATACAGTTATGCCAACAGTTACATATACAGTTGCACAGGTAGAAGCAGTCCGTCTTCGCAAAGCAAGCCTGCCCGATGGTAAGCATGATGTGTTGCGGACATTCCTCAACATGAAGTTAAATCACATGGAACGACCACACGCATGGACTATGGCGGAAGCAGTAGAGCATAGTAAATACACTATCAAGAACAACTTGGTGACACTTAACCATAATCGATTTGCTGGGTATTCTTTAAACTATGCCACTCTTATGGGTCGCAAGCGTGAGCTATATGCCTTCGGTTCAGATGCTAGAGCGTGCTTTAGAGATCAAGACGATAGCGGACTAGTTCAGATGCTTAATGATGATTCCGATATCAGGGATATGAAGACCAGTATGTATTGGTGCGACATACTTAACGATGAGGATAAATTCCCTAACGCACCTACTTATGAGGTTTGTTCTGACTGCGAGTATATAGAAGCAGAAGACGATGGCTCTTGGGTGTATAACGGCGACAGATGGGTGTGCTCTGATTGTCGGGAGAATAACTATCGTTGGTCGGATTACCACGATACCGTGGTGCATGAAGATGATGAAGAGCCTGACTATGAAGACGATGAGGAGGAGGAAGAACAAAGCCGATTCATCGGGGGCTACCATAGTAGTAAGCGTAAGCTAGGTCTTATACCGACCGAGTTCTCCAAGCGAGAGACTAAGATATACATGGGGCTTGAGCTTGAGATGGAGGTTAGCGATGAGTGCGACCGAGAGGATAAAGCTGAGGAATTGTTCGAGGCTATTGGGGTTACGCCTGAGGGGCATAACTATTGTTTCTTAGAAGACGATGGCTCTATCAATCACGGCTTTGAGATGGTGACTGGCTATACAGGGCTAGATGTTCATGCCAAGCAGTTAGAGTTCTTCAAGCATAGGTGGGCTGATGTTAAGTCGCACGATACCAAGACTTGTGGGCTTCATGTTCACATCTGCAAGAAGGGTATGAGTATGTTTCATGCGGCAAAACTTATCCTGTTCATGCACGATAGTAGAAACCAGCGACTCTTTCGTACCATAGCAAGACGAGATGGCAACCGCTATTCACAGGTTAAGAACAAGACAGCCGACTATGCATGGCTCAAGCACGGCAAGCGTAATGGTATGCAACGCTTGAATGAGGATCGGTATGAGTCGGTTAACTTCCAGCCTGAGAGAACTATTGAGTTCCGCTTGTTTAAGGGCACGCTACGCTATGAGACCATCATGTCTTGTCTTGAGTTTACTTACATGGCTTGGTTCTTTAGTCGTGATACAGGTCAACAAGACTTAACTACGGATAACTTCCTCAAGTTTATTTGCCAGCCTGACAACCGCAAGGACACAATCAATCTACGGTCATTCTTGCGGTCTAAGGGTTTCATGCTAGATAAATCAGCAATCGTTAAAGCTAACCCACGCTTCGAGAAGAAAGAACAGTTAGCTGAAGTGTAAGAGGGTAGAAACCTGTCCCAAACAAACCACGGGATAGAAACCTATCCCAAACAAACCAATCTAAATAAAGGAAATACATATGTGTTTATTAGTCGTTCAGCCCGCTTCCGCCCCTTCATTAACCCAAGAGTGGTTAGAGGATTTCTATTCATCTAACGCCGATGGCGTTGGTATCATGCGTTCAGTTGACGGCGAGCTTCTCATCGAGAAGATCTTGCCTAAGAATGCCCAAGAGTTTGTAGAGTTTTATAACAACCACATTGATGGTTACGACTGTGCGTTCCATCTGCGTATGAAAACCCACGGCAACATCGATATGGAGAATTGCCACCCATATGAAGTATTCAATAGTGCTGAGCACGGGCTTGATGTTTGGCTCATGCATAACGGCATACTCGGCACAGGTAATGCGGGTGATGTTACCAAGTCAGATACATGGCATTACATTCGTGACTACTTGCGCCCTATGCTTGCTAACAACTTAGACTTTGCGTTTACCGAGGCGTTTGCTGAGATTGTCGGTGATCATATCGGTGCGTCTAATAAATTCGTCATCATGGATAGCACGGGTCGTGTTCAGACAGTCAACCAAACCTCAGGCGTGTATTGGGGCGGTCGTTGGTTATCTAATACATATGCGTGGTCTAGTCCTACTGGTGTGCCCAAAGATTATGTTGATAGTGCCGAGTTAGCGGTGCAACAGATCGAGGCTGAGCCATACAAGGCAGTATGGAAAACTGGTGGGAGTAAGTCTTACAAGCAGTGGTCTGGCTATAGCGCTGGCTATGGTGCTGGTGGTTACGATAGTCAATACGATAGTGATGATTACTGGGAGGATTACAAATACAACCACACTACCAAGACATATGACAAGGTAGAAGCAACGGACAAGCTAGATCGCCCAGTATATGTACCGCCAGTAGGTAGTATCTTTGAAGATGAAGATGGCGATTACGATGATGAAGATAATACTAAGCGTAGCCCTGAGTTTGGTGTGTCACCTCAAGAGATTGACGATGTGATGGAAGACTTGCTGTTTGAGATCGAGCAGACATTTGAGATCAAGTATCTTAGTCGCACCGCAGGCTATGAGTTCATCGAGGAGTTTGGTATCGACAACTTCATGGAGGTATGTTACATGGCACTAGACGAAATGATTGATAGCAGTTGGTTCGAGCGTGTCTTGACTGACCACATCTGTGCTCGTGAAGCGTTCCCTTGGATGGAAAGAACTAAGCCACAAAAAATCAGTATCTGCTAACAACGAAAGGAAAATAAAGTATGGCTATGT